ATAAAGTCTTTATTCGTAAGGATTTATATTATTAATCTTATTTGCTGGTCATTTGCATAATAGTATTTAAGAAACTTATCTTTTAGATGGTCTATATCCAGCAGCACGAGCATCTTCTTCGGTAAAGAACCATTCTTCTGGATCGGTTCTATCATAGTAAGCTCCACCAGGAACGTGATAAATTTTTTCACCTTTGCTGTTTATATTACCTTTTATTGTTTCTCCATTAGGGCCATCACCATAATAATGATTTACTTCTCTTCTTGATGTATGAGTAGTAGTATTATTTTCTGTAGTAGCTGGTGTGGTTACTGGAGTAGTTGTTTCTACAGTAGAAGATTGTTGATCGGTGTTTATCTGGTTAGTATTTGTTGAGGTGGTAGTATTATTTTCGTCTGTTGTAGGTTCAGTTGGTGATGATGAGCTTTCAGATGCAGTTTCTTCTACAGCAGGAGTAGTAGTTTTAGATGATGTATCTTCTTTTGTTCCACTGGCACAAGAACCAATCAGACCTAATACAAAAAATATTATAAGAATTAAGCATCCACAACCTAAGCAACTAGGTTTTTTCTTCTTATCATTTGTATTAATATTTGGAGGATCTGGTATATTGGTATTGTAAGTGTCATAGTCATCTGTTTTAGCAGTGGATATATTATTTTCAGGTTTGTCAACCTTTATTAAAGACTGATGACATTGAAGGCAGTTATCCCATTGTTTACGCATTCTACGACCACAGTAAGGACATTGCGTCATACCTCTACCGATAGGTTTATCTAATCTAGTAGTATATGATAGACCTGTTCCTGGAATACTAGCAGTAAAACGTGTTCCATTAGGTCCAATATTTACTTTGGCTCCTTTTGGCCCTATCGAAGTACTAATTCCCTTTTTTCCAACGTTTAAACGAACACCAGGGAGTACTTTGAATGATTTACGAAATCTCCAACCCATAAAAATCCTTCTTTCATATATGTATAAAGCACTAGATAAAAAGTATCTAGTGCTTTTTGTTTACGGACGGCATACTTTACAAGGAATATAACCACTATTAATAGCTTCATCTCTGCTAGAAAATTGACATACTCCCCATGCCTAAAGGCAGGGAATTCTTGGATACAAACGATATTTGCCTACTAAAATAGCAGGTCTTACTATATCTCTCCAAAGAAGGTTGATGCCCCAACCTTGTTTTTTAGCGAGCTTATATCCCCATAAATAAATTTAGGGGCTTTACGCTCGCATTTGGTAAGTGTAGTGGAACTTGTTTGAATTTACGGATCCAACATAAGTAGTGGCAAAAGCAGTACTCATAGTAGCAAGTAAAGTGATTAATAATAATAGAATAAATGCTGTCTGTTTTTTGATGCTTCTAAACATTGTTATTCACCTCCTTGAATAAATTTAAATATAAAATAAATATGATTTTAAGTATAGTTGATAAATATAATGTATTCTTGATTTCTTCTCATATTGATTTGTTTGAGGATTAAATGTTACTAAACATTGTTATTTACCTTTTTGTATGATTTGTAAGTCATGTATGATTAAAGAGTATAATTTTTCTAACTGTGTAATATTAATATATGCAATATCACATAACATATTTAATTGTGTAATATATTCACTGTATCGAGTATTAGGAACATAATTAAGAAGGGATAAATATTGTTCTAATGTATAAATATATTTAAATCGTATATTAATATAAGAATTATATTGATTATAAAATTTAGTTAAGTTACAAATTAGATTATCCTCAAAAATATTAATATCTTTTAAATATGTTTCTAGAATAGCTAATTTTGAATAATTTATAATTATTACAGGATAATCTACAGTACGGTTATGAATATCTGTATTCTTTAAAAAATTTTTTTTATTTAATTCAGTTTTACATAAAATAAGCTCTTGTATTAATAAATTAGCAATAGTTCTCCTTTTCTTTTTCGTATCATAATTAATTTTCCAAATATCATAAAAATGTTTACTAAACAAACCAACTACAACCATTACAAGACTAGTAAATGCTGTAATCAATGGATTAACAACTTTTAAATCATAATTTAAGTAACAAACGATGCTTAATAGTGAAATTATTATTAAAAATAAAAGATAATTCATAGTTATAACCCTAGTTTCTACTGAAAATATAAATATATTAGATAATATTAATTTCAATTAACAGTATCTAAAATTTGATATTCAAAAGATACAAGTTTGTCATAAGTTATTGATAAAATTTTTAATATAGCAAAATTATGGTACTTATTTTCTAATATTAAAATGTCACCAATTTTTAGTTTTCTTGTTCTGCTAGTGAAATCAAACATATCCATATTATCAATAGGTTGGATTTCTTTAATTTCAGAATTATATCCTATTGCAAGCAATTTATCACTATATGTGTAAATCGTTTCGTTGCTACAAGATGACCATTCTGTTTCAAATGCAAATTTGCCACTACCGATAGTATATACACCGCTATTTTGTAAATAATCGAAAGATACAACTCCTTTCATTGCTGCATTTTGATACATGGTTTTTCTTATAGCATTTAAAATATCAACATCATTGGTTTTTTCATCCATAAAGGGACTTTTTCCAAGAGGTGGCTTAAGTCGTTCATCTCGCCCATATAGTTTAAATATTAACTTTTTCATATTTTTATCATACTCTAAAGGATTAGAAAAATCTATATATATTTTTGTTGATAAAAATAAAGGAACTTTATTGTTACTTGGATTATTGATTATAACGGGTATTATATAATTTAAATTTCCTTGTTTTAAGAAGGAAGATGATAAAAGCATTGCTTCATAACCTGCACCACCAACCATATTATTGGCTTTTTCTACATATTTTTCAGAACAAATGCAAATAACCATATTAGCATTATTTAATCCATTATTCATGAAAAATAACAAATCATCACCAATATTTAGATCCCAAATATCACAAGTTACGTCAATACCTAAACAACGTAATTTCGTTGCAAAATTTAATACCCAATCACTATGTTCTGGATTATCTTGAGAATATGATATAAAGACTTTAGGTGGATGTTCCACGCTATCACTCCTTTATTATTATTAAAATTTTCTAGATATTAAATTATAAAAGTTATATTCCATATAAATAGTTTTAAAATGGAATAGGATCATCAGTATTAAGATTAAATGAATTTCTTGAGTTATCATTAATTTCATTTTGCTCATCTTTCCAATCCGATAAGATACCTCTTTCGAAAAATAATGTTTTTACTCCACAATATGGGCAAAATCTTGCATTTGCTGGTACGTTAACACCACATTCGTCTTCGTTAAGACATTTATTTATTACTGGTGAGCCACATATATGACAAAAAGCATATGCTTCATTATCAAAATCAATATCTTCGTTATCACAAGTTAAACATCTTGAAACTTGATTATTTTCATTAGTATCGTAATCAGTATATTTCATATTATTTATATCTCCTTTATATTTGAATTCAAGTTCATTACCACAAAATTTACAATACTTATCTTGTTTGTTACGACTTAAAAAAAAGTGATTACAACTGCTACAATATTTTGAATGGATAAATTTTGAAAATTGTACATATAGACAAGTATCTTTGCTATAATCGTGTGTTTTTGACCATTCTAACATACGATTAAGTATATTTTGAGCAGCTTCATGTGAAATCCCAAAAATAGAGTCAATAGATATCTTATCTCCTAAGCAGTCATATATGTAATAAACTAAACTCATAGGTGCTAAAAGTTCTCTAGCAAATGTATTTGCTTCTAATTCGTAAGCACTATATTCTTCTTCAGAAAGTCTATTTCGTGTTATTATTGCACGATCATTATTTATATGTCCTAAAATTAAATGACCAAATTCATGAGCTATTGTCCAACGAATACGTCCAGCATTATTTAGAAAATCATTATAAATAATAATAGCTTTTTCTTCTTCTTTAAAATAAAAACAACAGCCGTCCTCGCTATTGATAAATTCTACCATGCCACTATAACTGAAACCATATTTTTTCATATACCACGAAAATGATTTTATACGTAATCTTATATTATGTGTCTTATTATATATTTTTCTAAAGAAATCTAAATCTAATGGAAATCCTTCGACTTTACTATCTTTCAAAAATTTCCTAGCAAACATTTCAGCTTTCTTATAGTTGGGTTTAATCATCGTCATCTTCTTCAAAAGCTTCCTGAAAAGATATTTTTAGCACTTCTAACATGCGATTACGTTTTTCTTCATCAACATTAGTCATAGCTCTTTGAATTGCTTTAATTTGTGGAAAATCTATATTGTTTTTTTCTGTTAATTCTGGCAATTCATTATTAGTGTCTTTGAAAAAATATGTTTTATCTACTTGAAAATATTGTGCTAATTTTTCTATAATAGTCATTCTTGGCATCGATTTTTGTAAAAGCCATTTGCCAACACTAGATTCACTAACACCTAAAATCTTTGATAATTCTACTTGTGAGAGATTTTTTTTTTCTAATAAGGTTTTTAAATTTTTGCTAAAAATCAGTTTACTATCAGACATTTCTATCACTTCCTTTTATTTATATTTTAGAATAAAATTCTATATTTAGCAACTAAAACTCTAATACACTAGATTTTTTTTCTATAATCACTTGACACTAGAATTTAATTCTAGTAAAATGAGTTACAAGAGGTGAGAAGTAATGAGCTTCCAAATAACATTGAAAGCAGCTCGAGTTAATGCAGGTTTTAGAATTATAGATGCTGCAAAGCTCATTGGTATAGGAAAAGATACACTTATAAAATGGGAGAAAAACTCTGGATTAGTTAATCCAATAATGCAACAAAAAATATCTTTTATTTATAAAATACCAATAGAGCATATTTTTTTTGGTAAAACACTAGAATTTAATTCTAGAAAAAGCGAAAAGGAGCATAAATATGAACGAATTATTAAAAGTTGAAGTAAATGAAAATGGTGAACCTACAATAAGTGGTCGTATGCTTTATGATTTTTTAGAAGTAAAAGAAAAATATACCCAATGGTTTAATCGCAAAAGTAAGGGATTTATTGAAAATGTTGATTTTGTACCATATTCCGAAAAAACGGAAAGTGGTGGAGTTAGTGGAGTTAAGGTGATTTTAAATCATGTATTAACTTTAGACATGGCAAAACATCTTGCTATGATGCAACAAAATGAAAAAGGAATGATAGCTCGTCAATATTTTATAGATATCGGTAAAAAATGGAATAGCCCTGAAATGGTAATGAGTCGTGCGTTAACTATTGCTAATAAAAATCTATTGATGAAAGATGAACAAATTCTAAAACTTACTACAGAAAATCAAATAATGAAGCCTAAAGCTGATTATTTTGATGAATTAGTTGATAGAAATACACTAACTAATTTTAGAGATACAGCTAAGATGTTACACATTGGTCAAAAGTATTTTATAAATTGGCTTTTAGAAAGAAAGTTTGTTTATCGAAATATTAAAGGTAAATTACAGCCATATTCTCAGTTTATAGCAAATGATAGCAATGGTAAGGGTTATTTTGAAGTCAAAGAACAAAAAGCTAAAGATGATAGCTGGAGTGGTATTCAAACACTTATCACACCACGAGGACGTGAAGCGTTTAGATTGTTGTTATCGCAACAATTAATAGCAGGATAAAAATAAGCTAAGGGGTTGAAAAAAATCCCTTAGCTTGCAAGTAAATAAATATAAAAGTTGAAGTAAATGAAGTTTTTAGAAAAAAACGAGCTTTGTCTTATGACAAATTCATTATAGCATAAGCTGAAAAAACTATGGTTAAGCTCAAAAGTATAGTGATAATTATAAGATAAAAATATTTAATATATGTCTAGCTATTACTAATTATTCCCTTATCGTAACGAACGCTTGGCGGTGGGTTATTGATGAAACCGCTGTATCAAAATTTATAGCTTATGTATGGGTAGCAACCAAATAAATTGAAAGGAGATTATGTATATGCCTGATTGGAATTTAGAGTGTGAAATAAAAATTCGAGCTTTAGAAGCTTTGAAAGAAAATCTAGATAAAGAGATTGATGAACTAATTAATATCGCCAAAAAGGTTCAGCAAGAACATTTAGAAGTCATAGAGGTACAACAAAATCTAAATGATATAGAAAAAGGGCCATTGACTATAAGTGAATTTGCTAAAAAAGCGAAAGTAAGTTATGGAGCTATTTATGAAAGGGTACGTACTGGAGTAATAAAAGCCAAAAGAGATGGACGTATTACACGTATACCTTATTCAGAATATGAAAACTATATGCAAAGGATTTGAGAATATGCAGACAATCTATGAAACGAATGAGAAAAATAATATAAAAATTTAATAAAAATTATTAAATCATAATTAAAATTGGTGCGTAGCAAGCCATAGCAGAAAGGTTATTAATGTAACAAAAAATAAAAAAAGAAAATAGCAAATCTTTAACGATAATCTTCTTAACAAATTTATTATGGCAGGGAGGTTTGCAAGTGGATTCTGCTATGGTGCTTGGTACGCACCAATGAAAGAGAGAAAAGAATAAATGAAATGTTGGCGTTGTGGTAAAAAATTGAATAAAGGGCAGGTGCATATATTGCATTTAATATGCGGTCTTGCTGTTCCAGTATGTGCTGATGACCGTCAATGTTATTCATTTGCTCAAAAAATAAAAAGGAGTGATAAAAATGTATGTAAATATAAGTAAATATATCTGTATTAAGCATAGAGGTGCTTTAAAAAAAGGTGAAATAAAATTATTTCTAAATTTAATGATGTTAATAAAAAAAGCTGACCAGCATTAAACTAATCAGCAACATAAAAATTTATTCGTAATTTAAGTATAACATAGGAGTAAAAAAATGAAAACAATTGCTATCTATGAATATAAAGAAGATGCTAAACCAATTTTGATTATAGCAACTAATTGTATAACTGATTGGGAATATAAAAATATTTTAAATGGTAGATTAAGTGATATATATTTTGATAATAACCGTTGGCATATTGAATATTTTGATGATAAAGGTAATGGTTATGCAGATATTTTACCACCAGATGTGCAGATAATAACAAATAGAAAGGCTGTGGCGTGATGAATTTATATGAAATAAAACAAGAATTTGAAAAGGCTATTGAAGAATGTGTGGACATGGAGACAGGAGAAATAATTAATCCTACTCGTCTTGATGAATTAAATATGGTTTTAACTGACAAGCGAGAAAATGTGGCTTTATATATAAAAAATCTAAGTGCAGAAGCAAAAGCTATTGATGAGGAAGCTAAAAATTTAACCAATAGAAAAAGAGTTCTTAATAATAAAGTAGAAGGATTAAAAAAATATTTAGCTGATAACTTAGAAGGACATAAATTTGAAACTGCAAAAGTTGTAGTTAGCTTTAGAAAGTCTGAACAATTAGAAATTAATTCTATAGAGCATATACCAACAGAATATTTAATATCACAAGAACCTAAAATTGATAAAGTGGCATTAAAAAAATCAATAAAGCAAGGTGTTGTTATAAATGGTGTTCAGATAATTACAAAACAAAATATTCAAATAAAATGAGGTGCTTTAAATGAGTAGAGTTGTTTGTATAATGGGCGAAAGCGGAGCTGGTAAAACTACCAGCCTTCGTAATCTTGATTATAAAACTACATTTATTATTGACGCAGACAGAAAAGGTCTTAGCTGGAAAGGTTGGAAAAAGAAATATAATACAGAAAATAAAAATTATGTTCAAACTTCAAATGTAGGTGCTATAGAAAATGTTATTAGTAGAATTGATACAGATTTTAAAAATATAAAAGTTCTTGTAATAGATACTATAAATGCCATTATGGTTGATGATGAAATGGCTCGTATGAAAGAAAAAAATTATGATAAATGGCAAGATTTAGCTACCTGTATATGGAGACTAATTTCCAAATTGCATTTATTAAGAGATGATTTAACGGTTGTATGTATTGCACATTCTCAAACAGATAGAGATGACAGTGGTTTTTATTTTACACGTATAAAAACTAGTGGCAAAAAGCTAGATAAAATCGTTTTAGAGAGTAAATTTACAACAGTATTGTTAGCTAAAGCAGTTGATGGTAACTATGTATTTGAAACATATGCTAATCATTCCACAGCAAAAAGTCCTATGGGGTGTTTTGATAAAGAAATACCTAATGATATAAAAACTGTAATTGAACAATTAATAAAATATGAAAATGATGAGGAGTAATTAACTATGATGAATAAACCTGCAAATTGGGATAGTGTAGAAGCTATTACAGGAGAATATAAAAAATTACCTGCTGGTGGTTATGTATGTAGCATTGTTAGAGCTGAATGTACTAAATCTAAGAATGGAAAAGAGATGTTAAAACTTGCAATAGATATTGCAGAAGGTGAATATAAAGATTTTTATTTAAATCAATATTTACAAGAGCAAGAACGAAATAAAGAACAAGCCAAATGGAGAGGTTCATATTATCAGCTTACAGAAGGCGATAGTATGGGACGTTTTAAAGGAATGTTATTAAATATTGAGAAATCAAATCCAGGATATAAGTGGAATTGGAATGAAAAAAGTTTAGAAGGAAAATTATTTGGTGGAGTATTTAGGGAAGAAGAATATATTAATCGTAACGGCGGATTATCTACAGCTGTTAAATTAATATCAATTAGACCAGTAGAAGGAATTACAGATGTTGAACCACCTGCAAAAAAAGTATTAGAAAACAATAATAATTTAGCTGAAAACTTTGGAGAAGAAATTCCGTTTTAATGATTAAGTATGGAAAAATTGTAAAGAGAACTGAAGGCGGTGTAATCGCCTTCGTTCCTTGTAAAGATAATGAGATTACAAAGACAGCTAGAAAAATTATTGTTGAAATACCGGATAATAGAAAAATAAGTATGGCTCAAAGACGAAAAGCTTTTGTTTTGTTGGGATATATTTCAGCATGGTGGGGATATACTCCATTAGAAGCAACAAAAGAAATAACTAAACAAATGTTTAAGGGTCATGTTCCATGTAGTTTTGATACAGACTTTTCTTTATCAAATTGTAGTGTAGAAGTAGCTAGGTTATATATAACGTATTTAATAGATTTTTGTATACTTCATGATATAGATATAGGCGAGCCTTTATATGAACTATGTGAAGATATTCCTAAGTATGTATGGGCTTGTTTAATGAAAAAAAGATGTGCAGTGTGTGGTAAAAAAGCGGAACTTCATCATGTAGATGCTATAGGAGCTGGTAGAAATAGAAAAGAAATACCGCAAATAGGAATGCAAGTATTACCACTTTGTAGGGTACATCATAATGAAATTCATAACATTGGTAAATTAACATTTTTGAAAAAATATATTTTACAATCCATAGCATTAACTAAAGATATAGCAAAAATTTATAAGTTAACTAGAAAAAATATGGAGGCGGTAAAATGAACAGCCGATTTATAACTAAAGTAGAAATAAAAGGTAATGATACACTTGATATCTTTTACAAAGTACTTGATAAAAATAATTGTGTTATAGAAGAACATAAAAATAATTATGTAGAACAGCCATTGCCAAGTTTTTATAATGCACTAAATGATTTAATTAAACCAGTATTAGATATTTTTAAAATAGGAGCAATTTTTTCTAAAAGAATAAAAATATATAAAGTTAATTTTAAAGGTTCTAATGAAGCTACATCAGCAATAATTAGTTGTCTTTTTCATTTAACAGATGATGATGTATGGATACCTATTAATACACATATAAGAAAATATCCTACTGATAGTTTTGAAGATGGACAAAAAGGATTTTTTACTTATGACGTATACAGAAATTAATTCTAAAGAAATTGTAGAAAATGTAATAGATGTACCAAATAATGTTGTACAAATGCCAACAGTGGCACAATAAATAGGAAAAGGTGCTTGCCATAAAAACAAGCACCTATCCACGAGGTAAAAAATATGGAATTAAAACCTTTATCTTTAATAATTTCTTTTCGTTCTAATTATGCTAGTAAATTAGATAACGATACCCAGATTTTATATTGGGTATTATGGGACAAATGGAATTATCTTAGGCGACCTACTCAATTTAATATAGATAATAATACATTGATGATAGAAGCTAATTTGAAAAATTATAGTAAGTTAAATGATAAACGAAAAAAACTTATTGAAGCAGGATTGATAGAATATATTCCCAGTAAGACACGAGGTAAAAGCTCAACATATGCTCTAATAAAAAATTATGTTGAAAATGTAACACCAAACCTAAATCAAAACCTAATCCAAAACCCAAAACCAAACCCAAATACAAACTTAAAACAAAACCTAAATGAAACCCAAGAACTCAATAATAATGCGAACTCTTACGACCTCATAACAGAAAATACAAACCTAAAATCAAACCTAACTCAAAACCTAAATACAAACCCAATACCAAACCTAAAACAAAACCCTAATAAGAGTAATAGAGATATAGAGAATAATATATATATATATAATAACGCGCGTGATGATAACATTTCTCCAGCAGAAAGTCAAGTACTTATTTTCTATCAAAATCGAATCTGCTCTAATCTAGGAGGAACACCAGGAGCTAATGAAATAGCCTGTCTTAGAGAATATGCACAAGTTTATGGAGCAGAACAAACTATACAAGCTTTAAAAAAGGCATTGCAAAGCTCTAGAAAATTGCAAGGAATATACTTTGTTAAGTATGTAGGTGGAATATTAAGAGGTTGGGCAAATTTGAAAATAGCAGGTGGTGAATCTAATGGACAATTACAATCTAGCAACCTATCAAGAACTGCAACGCAGGCTCAAAGAAAGACAGGAACAGATATCAATTGGGCAGAGCTTGATTGATGGGAAATTGGTATGTAAAGAACTAGGAATAAAATATATACCATGTGAGTTTTCTAAAAATGAAATGGCATTAGTTGATGCTATGTATAGACAAGAAAAATGTAAGATTTGTAATAAGCATGGTATTGATTGCAAAAATTGTTTTTATGTAAAAGTAGATGAACAAGCTGGTAAATATTTTATAAGCTACAGTAATTGTGAACGCTGGAAAAATTATAAACAGCAAGAAAAAATAAATAGGCTTATGGAGCAAAGCAATGTGGGGAAACTTTTTGAAGGTAAGACCTTTAATAATTTTAAAATATTGCCAGCAACAGAGAATGCTTATAATGATTGTTTAGATTTCTGTACGAATTATATTCCTAAATGTAGGGGATTGAGGTTACACGGTAGATATGGGTGTGGTAAAACACATCTTGCAGCAGCTATATTAAATAATTTATTAAAACAAAATATACCAAGCATGATGATTGTTACAGCAAATTTATTTGACTGTATAAAACAAGGTTTTAATGATAAGGAAAAAGCTTTAATAGCAACAGAATTAGTAAATAAAGCTAAACAAGTTGACGTATTAATTCTTGATGATTTTGGAGCAGAAAAAGATAGAGATAATAGCGGAAAATTAAAAATGGTGGGTAGTTGGGAACGTGAAAATTTATTTTTGCTAATAAATACTAGATATGAAAATAATCTTACAACGATAATAACTACTAATTATAATATGCAAGAACTATTTGAATTATTCGGAGAACGAATAATGAGTAGAATTGCAGAAATGACAAAACCTGTTGGAATGAAAGGTGCAGAAAATTATCGTATAAGATTAGCACAGGCGGTGTGATTATGAAAAAGATATGTGCAAATCCTGAATGTAGAAAAGAGTTTGAAAGTAATTATAAAAACAAAAGATTTTGCTGTAAAGAATGTTATAGCAAAGCATTTTATCAAGAGCATAAAGAGTATTGGAACCCTGAACCTAAAAGAAAAATAGAAGCAGAGCAGAAAAGAATAGAAGTGGAAAATAAAGCTAAGAGGGAAAAACGTAGAAATGACATTAATCGTTTAATGGCAGAAACAGGATTAAAAAATAAATATGGTTTAGTAGCAAGTTTTTATGATACTAACAACTTAGAAGGACTATATAAATATGCTGATTATCTTAAATCTATAGGTGAGATTAAAGAAGATATAAACGAACCTAAAATAGGACAGCAAAGAATTATTAGACTGAGAATAAATAAAATGTCTAAAATCTCTCGATACGATACTTAGAGATACTTTAGATGATACTTAGGAGGGTAAAATATGAATGAATTACAAATAATTAATGAAAACGGCAAATTATATGCAGATAGCCGTCAAGTGGCTGAAATGGTTGGGAAATTACACAAAAATTTGCTTAAAAGTATTGATAGTTATGTAGAGGTTTTAGAAAGCTCAAAATTAAGCTCTCAGAATTTCTTTATCAAGTCCACATATAAAGCAGAAGGAAATAATAAAACTTATCCTTGTTACAAACTAACTCGTAAAGGTTGCGACATGGTAGCTAACAAATTAACGGGAGAAAAAGGCGTGCTATTTACCGCTGAATACGTAACACGCTTTGAAGAAATGGAAAAACAATTACAGCAAAAAATAGATTTAGACCCTAATAAGTTATTAGATGTCATGGCAAAGCAAATTCTCTCAATGCAACAACAACAAAATAAAATTATAGAATTAAAAAACTTTACGCAAGACCATGATAACAGAATTATTCAATTAGAAAAAACGTTACAAGGAATAAGAGAACTGGAAGAATTAAATTCAAGTAATTGGAGAATACATTCAAGGATAATAATAAATAAAATTGCTGATAAATATCCAACGCTTAATGGTATAAATAAATATCAAGCAACAAGACATGAGTTATATCAACGATTAAATGCTGAAGCACATTGTAATTTAGAAAAAAGATTACAATATCGTAAAGAAAGAGCTTATAGAGCAGGAGCAAGTAAAAAATATATTGCCAATATAAGTAAATTAGATGTAATAAGTGAAGATGTACGTTTAACTAATTGTGCAATAAATGTGCTTAAACAAATGGCACTAGAATATGGAGTATATGAATAATGCAAAATAGACCAAAATATAATGCCAAAAAAACAATAATAGGAAATTTAAAATTTGATAGTAAGAAAGAAGCGGAATACTATTTAAAATTAAAAGCTAAACGTATTAATGGAGAAATAAATTGGATAAAGTTACAGCCAGAATTTTTGATTTTAAGAGGATTTACATTAGAGAATGGGGAGCGTACAAAGGGTATACGTTATGTAGCTGATTTTGAAGTTGAGTATGCTGATGGACATAGAGAAATAATTGATGTTAAAGGTGTAAAAACAGAAGCATACAAAATAAAAAAGAAAATGCTCCTGGATATGTATCCAAATATTAATTTTATTGAGGTATGAAAGCATGGATAAGATATTGTTTAGAGCTAAAGAAAAAAAGAATAATACATGGGTATATGGTTCATATCTTCAAAAAGGTGATACGCATCTAATATTACCAAAAGGTCAATATCGTTCTAAGAAAATACACTTATATACGTTAGGTCAGTATGTAACTACAGACCCTTATGGACATGATGTGTATGAGGGTGATATTTTGAACGTGGATGACGAATATTTAGCCTTGGTTGATTTTGATAATGAACGTCGGGGTTTTGTATTAAATAGCACTACTTTGAATGAACCATTTGAAGATAGTATTACCGAGTTTTATGTAGGAGGCAATAAGTACGACAATCCAGAATTGGTTGAAGAAATTGAAAAGAGAGAATAGGTATGAGCTTTCAAGAAAATCTAAAATATTATAGAGAAAAAGCAGGATATAAAACTGCTAAAGATTTTGCTGATGTTTTAAATATTCCGTATACTAGCTATGTTGCTTATGAAAATAAAGGTCGTGAGCCAAAATATGAAATGCTTTGCAAAATAGCCGACTTATTAAACATATCTACAGATGATTTACTAGGACGAGGACCAGAACCGATAACAGATGGTATTAACTATGATAGATGTATGTGCCTATATAACATATTTCTTGTGATAGAAAAGCAACTAAAGCAGTGGGGTGATGAAAGCGAGCTAACACCTCATCAATGGTTAGGACTAATACAAGAAGAGGTCGGAGAAATAGCTCAAGCCGTTAATGAAACATATTTACCTAACAAAACAAAAACCAAACTAGGCGGCAAAGAAAATATACAAGCTGAAATATATCAGGCTGCTGCACTACTAATTAGGCTTTCGGAGAAATTGGAAAAAGAAAATAAATAAAGAATAGAAATGAGGTTTTATCATGGATAATTATGTTAATGCCAAACTAAGCAAATGGTACGATGCTAACGAAGTGTTACCATTACCTAATAGAATAGTAATTGTAGAAAGCAAAGAGTCATATTCTCATGGATTTTATATAGGAAATATGATAGCTACAGAAGATGGATATTGTTTATATCCATATTTTCACGAAAGAGGTGAAGACCCTTTATGTGAAATAGAGGATTTTGTGAAATGGTGTTATTTTCAACCAGGTGAAGAATAATAGGAGATTTAGAAAGTTTATAGGTACTAAAAAACACAGAAAGTGTGAACGATTATGCAATGTGATAAACGATATTATGAAGCTGATACAGGTTTTATGTGTTGGATTAATAAGAAACCATGTAATAAAAATAACTGTACATTAAAACATAAATTTGCAAAAGAATTTTCTAAAAAGGTAGTAAAAAATATAAAGGCTGGTGAGTGAATGAGAAAGGAAGGGATAAATCCTCTTACAAATGATGGACAATATGCAGATACAACATATAAAAGAGCTGTTGAAAAAAGAAGCCGAGAAAACTTCTTTTATGCTTTTTGTCGTAGGGCTTTTAGACGAGCTAATGCAGAACTGATGAAACGTTTGCATATAAAAATTCTAAGAATTGATTTCTGGGATATGGAAACAGATAATAAAAAAGTAATGAAGGTAGGAAAATATGAATAATAATGGACCTAAGTTGGTAAGAATACCATTAAAGACAGAACAAGAATTTTATAAAAGAAATATTCCTATAATCAAAATTACAAGTATTATATTGTGCTTAATAGCAACTACAATATTTTTAATAGGATAAATCCACTAATTAGGATAGCTAAAATAAGGCTATCCTTTTAGTGTTTATATAGATGGAGGTATTGATTGATGAGAAAAATAAGTAGAATAAAAGTTAATAAGGCTAAAGAATATCTACAACAAGCTTATACAGCCAATGAAAAAATTATTCAATGTAATTATATTTTAGAACAATTACAAGCCTCACCAAGCAAGATGACAACTTCTTATAAAGAAAATATCGGTCATAGTGGTATAAATAATGATGTTAGTGGATATGTAGCAAAACTAATAGAACAAGAAGAAAAAATTGAAGCAATGAAACAAGAGTATCAAAGTAAACAGTTTGAGATAAGTAATTTTATATTGAGCTTGAGTTTCAAGCCAGAAGATGAAATTCTTAGACGTTTGCTCATATTAAGATATTTGAACTTTAAGTCTTTTGATGAAATATATAGTATGCTTAACTACTCATATAATTATATAGTTCAAACTATGCATCCTAGGGCTTTGGAAGTTGTAGAAAGAGCATTAAGTAAAAAGTGTGTGGTCAATAATGGTTAATCGTGGTCGATCGTGGTTAATAATGGTTGATAATGGTTTTAGATTTATGGTATATTATAATTGCAAACAAAAAAGATAAACCGTTGGTAAAAATACCAGCGGTTTTTATTTTTATGATATAATAAAAATATCTTGAACAAAGGTGGTTTTATTATGGATATTGTGATGTGGCAAGTTATAGGTGGTGCTTTTGGAGGTGCTGCTTTAGGTGCTATTATTACTGGGATTGTATCAATTTATTTGAATGGGAAGAATTATAGACGAGATTATTATAAAAAGATAATTGATAAACGAATAACAGCTTATGAAAAATTAGAACAAATATTGTTAAACATGTCTGAAGTGGAAACAATAATAATAGAATCAGGAAAACAAGAATATTTTATGTATTGTTTAAAAAAAGAAGAATATTTTAATAAAATTCTTATTCAGATAAAGGAGATTCATGAGTTAATACCTTGGTTTACCAATAATGTAAGCATGAAGTATTTAGAATATGCGAAGATATTATTTCTTATTAATTCTTATATAAGAGATGAGCGATTGGGAAAATTTGGATTGAAATCATGGCTAGATAGTTTGAATGATACAGGTATTAAGATAAGTATACAAGATATTGAAAATAAATTTAAAAAGCTTAATGCTCATAAAAGAATTTTAAGTGAAGAAGTATTAAACCTATATGAAAAAGAATATGATTTTAGAATTTTAGTTGTGGGTCTAATATTAAATGAAATCTTATTAAAGAAAAATAATGATTTACTTTTAGAAATAAATAATGATTTCATTAAGCTATATGAGATTGATAAATTTTTTAAAGATAGAATTAATCAAAAACAAATTAAATCATTAAAAATTTTAATTAAGAATATTAAAGCTAAGATATATAAATATAAAATCTAAGCCACTGTTAAATTTACAGTGGCTTTTTTAGTACAGAAATTGGGAGTGAGGAGGAATGGCTTATGATGAAAAGATAAAGAAAAAGGTTCAAAATTTGTACGAAAAAGGTTCTACTTTTAAGACAATTTTGGAGCAGTATAAAATACCTGCTAAGACCGTTAGACAATGGGCTTCCAAGTATAAATGGGTACGTCAAAAAGGTTCAAAAAAATCAACTGAAACAAAACGAAAGGCATCAAGTGTTTGCATTGGTAAATTACAAAATACTAATGCGGTGAAGCATGGGTTATTTTCAAAATACTTGCCAGCGGAAACATTAGAGCTTGTAGGTAGTATTGAAGCCATGTCGCCACTAGATATTTTATGGGAAAACATTTGCCTTAAATATGCAGCAATTATTCGTTCACAAAAAATCATGTATGTTAAAGATGATAAAGATGTAACCAAACGAATAACAATGGACGGTGCGGAAGCTACTGCTTATCAATACATAGAAGCATATGATAAGCAAGCAACGTTTTTAATGGCTCAATCTAGAGCTATGGGGACGCTTATGAACCTAATTAAACAGTATGAAGAAATGTGCAATAGTGAATTGGCTACAGAAGAACAAAAATTGCGTATTGAGAAATTAAAAACTGAAATTACCAAGGCTACTGATGAAGAGCCAGTTAAAGTAGAAATTATTGATAATATCTCAAATGTGGAGGTAAATACAAATGCAAACAAATTTGAGTGATTTGATAGCTCCTGTATTCTATAAGCTCCATCATCAGATAAAAAATCATGAGTACACGCATTATTGGCTTCGTGGAGGTCGTGGCAGTACAAAATCATCATTGATTAGTATAGAGATAATTTTAGGAATGATGAGAAATCCTGATTATAATGCGATTGTTTTTAGAAAAGTTGGCTATTATTTAAAGGATAGTGTTTATGAACAACTTATATGGGCAATAGATAAGTTAGGTGTAGATGATTTTTGGAAAATAAGTTTATCTCCTTTAGGACTAATCTATAAACCAACAGGTCAGCGTATTGTATTTCGTGGTTGCGATGACCCTAAAAAATCAAAATCTGTCAAATTGCGTAAAGGATATTTTGCTTACTGCTGGTATGAGGAACTAGATGAGTTTACTGGTATGAATGAAATAGATACACTTAATCAATCTATCCTTCGCGGTGGCGATAGATTTTGGGTATTTTATTCATTCAATCCGCCAAAGAGTAAGAATGCTTGGGTTAATTATGAGGCAACAAATCCTCGTACAGATAAAATAATCCATACATCGTGTTATCTTGATGTGCCAAAAGATTGGTTAGGAGAGCAATTTATAATTGAAGCAGAAACTTGTAAAGAACAGAACTATAATAAGTATCTGCATGAATTCATTGGTAAAGCTATTGGGACAGGTGGTAATGTTTTTGAGAATGTAGAGGAATTAGTTATTACTGAAGAAATGATAAATGGGTTCACTAATATAAGGCATGGCATTGATTTTGGTTTTGCTGTCGACCCTTTTGCGTATATTCAAGGTGCATATGATAGAAAGCATAATGATTTATATTTGTTTAATGAGATTTATCAAATAAAGCTTACTAATGAAATGGCAGCAGAAAAATTAAAACCTATACTAAATAAATTTGATTATCACATGATAATGGGAGATAGTGCGGAGCCAAAAAGCATTGTAACACTTAGAAATTTAGGTATTAACATTTACGGCGCTAAAAAAGGTCCAGATAGTGTTAATTATGGCATGAAATGGCTACAAGGGTTAAATCATATTTATATAGATAGGAGAAAATGTCCAAATACTTATAAAGAATTTGTAAATTATGAGTATGAACGCAATAAAGATGATGAATTTATATCTGCTTATCCAGATAAAAATAATCACGCTATAGACGCTTGTAGATATGCTTTTATAAATGATATGCCAGTAAGAAGGAGGGGTTAAATTGAATTTAGATGTAGCTAAGAAATTGATATCTAGCTATGTAACAGGGCATAACGACTTTATTTTAAAATCGCAAGTAGCAGAAAGATATTATGCTACTAAGAATGATATTTTGAAGAAAAAAATAGATGATGAGAAGGATTTAGAAAACCCCTTAAGAGTAGCTGACAATCGTGTAGCATTTAGTTTTTATAATTTGCTGGTAAACCAAAAGGCTAGTTATTTATTTACTTATCCACCTATATTTGATACTAAAGATAAAAATATAAATAGTTTAATCATGGATACCCTAGGAGATAGTTATGCTAAAAAATGTAAAGATTTATGTGTAAATGCTAGTAATAGTGGTATTGCATGGCTTCATTATTGGGTGAATGATACGGGATTTAATTACGCAGTAGTACCATCTACGCAAGTAATTCCTATATGGTCTAAAAAACTGGATAAAAAATTATTGGCTGTACTTCGATATTATACAGATTTTGATGATGAGGGTATTAGTTGGACGATATACGAGTATTGGACAGATAAAGAGTGTCAAACTTTTCGCAAGCGTAATGGTAAAGAATATACTATCACTAAAGATTTAGTTGATTATAATATGTTCTGTGATTTTGTAGATGGTATAGCTGTGAATGAAAGTAATATTTATAAACACAATCTTGAGACAGTGCCATTTATTCCATTCGCAAATAACAATCTACAAACATCTGACCTAGATAATGTTAAAAAATTAATAGATAGCTATGATAAAACTTATAGCGGTTTTGTAAATGACCTTGAGGATATCCAACAGGTCATTTTTGTTTTGACTAATTATGGCGGTATCAGAGAAGAAGGCGAAAAAGGCATACGTAAATTTTTGCAGGATTTAAAACATTATAAAACAATACCATTAGATAGTGCAGGTACTGGAGATACAAGTGGATTGTCTACTTTGACTATTGAGATACCAGTTGAGGCTAGAAAAGAATTATTAGAAAGTACTAGAAAAGCTATTTTTAGTATGGGGCAAGGAGTGGACCCTCAACAGCAATCATTTGATAATACTAGCGGAGAGGCTATGAAGTTTCTATATTCGCTTTTAGAGCTTAAAGCGGGCTTAATGGAAACAGAATTTAGGTTAGGATTTGGTGAATTAGTTCGTGCTATTTGCCGTTATCATGGTAAGGATATTAAAAATATAATCCAGACTTGGACAAGAAATGCTATCCGAAGCGAGAGCGAACTTGTAGATATTTGTAGTAAATCCAAAGGAATTATTTCTAATCGAACCATCATAAAAAATCACCCTCTTGTTGATGACCCAGAGCAAGAAGAAAAGCAACTGAAGAAAGAACAAGCTGAACAGGATATTTACACAGATGAGGGAGGTGAGGAAGATGTATAAATGGATTATGGAATATCTTAATTTATTTAAACAAGATTTCCCGTTTAGTGCGGTAGCTGATTTAAATGAGTATGAGATTATTAGGATTATACAAGACTGTGTAAAAAATAACCGCATTTACACAGCCGAAACGAGACTTGCGGTTATTGGAACTGGAAAAATAGGACAATGTATAACAGGAAAGGAAGAATAAAACTATGTATACAAAACATGATTGGCAGGACGGAGAACTTATTACAAAATCCTTGATGAACAATATGGAAAAAGGAATTGAAGATGCTAATAATAGAGCAATGACTCCAGGACCACAAGGAGAAAATGGTCAATCTGCTTATGAACTTTGGAAATCTAAATCTGGAAATGAAGAAAAGTCAGAAGAAGAATTTTTGACATCTTTAAAAGGGGAGAAAGGTGATACTGGAGCGCAAGGGGCAACTGGTGCTAAGGGAGATACTGGCGAACAAGGACCGCAAGGAGCAAAAGGCGAAAAAGGAGATACTGGTGAACAAGGTCCGGCTGGAGCTAAAGGAGATACTGGTGCCAAAATAACATCTATTGAATTAACTATTACAGGTACAACTATTTCTGGTACAGCGCATCTTAATGATGAAAGTACAGCATCTATAACTGGCACTTATACAGCAGGTTGATAAGGAGATAAATTATGACTATTGAAGAATACATTGCTTCTTTAAATCTTTCAGATGAAGCAAAAAAGAAAGCAACAGAAGGTTTAAAGAATTTTTTAAAAGATAACTATGTAGAAAAAGCAAAATTTGATGAAGCTACTACAGCTAAATCTAATCTTGAAACGCAGATTAAAGAGCGTGATAAACAGCTTGAAACGTTGAAGAAAACGGCTGGAGATAAAGAAAAATTAGAAAGCACTATTAAACAGCTACAAGAAGAAAACAAATCTTCTAAAACTAAATACGAACAAGATTTAAAAAATTTACGTATTGATAGTGCAGTAAAATTAAAATTAACTAATACAGCACAAGATGTTGATATTGTAGCAAGTTTAATTGATAAAACTAAATTAATTGTTGGAGATGATGGCTCCGTTACAGGCTTAGATGAACAGATTAATCCTCTGAAACAATCTAAGCCTTTCTTATTTAAAGAAATAAAATCAAAAGGTGGAAATTATGACCCTGCTGGCGGAGCTGGAGGGAATACAGTTAATCCATTTAAGAAAGAAACATTTAGTTTAACAGAACAAGGTAAATTATTTAAAGAAAATCCTGCACTTGCTAAATCTTTAGCGCAGGAAGCAGGTATTAATATTGGAGGTATTAATTAATGACAACAACTTTACAGGATATTATAGTGCCAGAGTTATTTAATCCGTATGTGATTAATCGTTCTATGGAGTTATCTGCATTATATAAGAGTGGCATTGTAACAAACAATCCAGAATTTGACCGTTTAGCCAGTGAACCGGCGCCAATTCATAATATGCCATTTTTTAATGATTTAACTGGTGAAGCAGAGATTATCATTGAGGGAAATGAACTTAAACCTGATAAAATCACATCTAATAAAGATGTATCCACAACTATTCGTATAGCTAAAGCTTGGGCTTCAACAGATTTATCTAATCAATTGTCAGATGGAGACCCTGCTAAAGCTATTGCTACTTTAGTAGCGGGTTTTTTAGAAAAACAAAGACAGAAAATTTTATTGCGTATTTTAAAAGGTGTATTCGCTAGTACAGATATGCAAGACCATGTATTAGATATTTCGGCTAAAAGTGGTAAACTTGCTAATATTTCAGCAAGTACATTTATCGATGCACTGCAACTTTTAGGGGACGCACAAGACCAGCTTACTGGAGTTGTAATGCATTCTGCTACTAAAGCATATCTAAAAAAACAGAATTTAATTTCTACAGAAAGAGATAGTACAAGCGTTGAATTTGAGACTTATCAAGGTCGTCGTGTAGTTATTGATGATGGTTGTCCTGTTGAAAATGATGTCTATACGACTTATTTATTTGGTCAAGGTGCTATTGCTTTAGGAAATGGCTCACCGGATGGGCTTATTCAATCAGAAATTGACCGTAAAAAATTAATGGGTTCTGGTATAGATTATCTTATTACTCGTCAAGCGTTTATTATGCATCCACGTGGAATTAAATGGACAAATCTTCATCGCGAGCATGTGGAAACTCCAACATTTGCTGAACTGGAAAATCCTGAAAATTGGCAACGAGTTTATGAATCAAAACAAATTCGTATGGTAGCCTTTAAGCATAAAGTGGGATAGTATTTTATTATGGATAGTGAAAGCTATTGGATAAAACGAGCCGAAGAGCGTGAACAAGAATGGAATAAAAAGTCTAAAGGTACTATTGAAAGAGAGCTTGCTAATTATTATAAGCAGGCTCTTTTGCGTATAGAAGATGATATTGCTGTTTTGTATGGTAGATTTGCTAAAGATAATAAATTAACATATGCTGAAGCTAGTAAAATGCTTACAAGTAATGAATTTAAGCAATGGCAAATGTCTATGGAAGATTATTTGAACACTATTACAGATAGTAAAGATAATAAATTACTATTAGAGCTGAATACATTAGTTATGCGTAAGCGTATTTCAAGATTAGATAAATTATATGGTGATACTTTAAAAAATCTTTATAAGCTTGGTACTGAAACTGAGAAAAGTATTACTGAATTTTTAACAGGTGCCTATAAAGATAATTATTATAAAAATTTATTTGATATTGGTAAAAGCATTAGTATTAAATCGTCAGCAATAGAAGTTGATGATAAAAAAGTTAGCAAAGTATTAAATAGTTCATGGTCTGGTAAAAATTATAGTGAACGTATTTGGAAAAATACCGATAACTTAGCTAAATTAATTAAACATGAAATTACAGATGGTTTTCATCGCGGCGTGTCTATTAATAAAATGGCAAAACTTGTTCAGCAACGCATGAATGTCGGCAAGTACGAAGCGACCCGTCTTGTTCGCACTGAAATGAATTATGTGCAAAATAAGGCGGCACTTGACAGCATAAAAGACAGCGACATGAAATACTATATATTTCTGGCAACACTGGACAAGAAAACATCTACTGTATGCAGAGCGCATGACCGCAAGGTTTATCCGGTGGACGGTGCAACACCCGGCACTAATATGCCACCACTTCATCCTCACTGCCGTTCAACAATTGCTGGAAATCTCACTGATTATGATACAGGTCGCGGCAAACGAACGGCGAAAAATAAAGACGGCAAGCGAATTATCATCCCTGCCACTATGAATTATGATGATTACTACAAAGTCTATATTGAAAAATCCATGTCATTCAGTCAGTGGGAAAAAGCACACAAAAAGCTGACAGTTAACGCTAATAAACCGACACTTAAAGAATTAATCAAAAATACGGATATAAAAAGTTGTACAAAAGATGATATTATCAATATCGGACGAAACGTATGCGAACAGTTTGATATTAAAAATAAAATCGGCGATAAAAAAGCCTTAAAAGAAGTATTCAGCAATTTCCGTGAAATGGGCGGCAAACTTTCATCGGAACAATGGGCAAAAGGAAGTAACAAAATTACTAAACAACAACTTAGTGAAGCATTTTCCTATTATCCAAAAGACTGGGTAAATTATTTAACTGATAGCGGAAAAAAACTGTATACTCTAATAACCAATAGAGGATTTTTTAATGAAGGAGCTGTTATGGCTAATGGTAAATATTATGCTACAAAGTTTCCAGACTACAAAACAGGTTATGTATCAATTCATATGAACGGAATGCGCAAAACAACACCTTACCATGAAATAGGTCATTATGTTGAATATTTCAATAAAAATGCTCTTAGAATATCTAAAGAATTTTTAAAAGCTCGTACTAAAAATGAAAAACCAATAAAACTAAAAAATTTATTTCCTAACGTAGACTATGATAATAAAGAAACAACAAAACCTGATAATTTTATAAGCCCGTATATCGGTAAGGAATATACTGATGCCTCTGAAGTATTGAGTATGGGATTACAAGCAATATTTGAACCAACGGAAATAATAAAAAAAATTGAGTTTATCGATAACAATTACAAAAAAATTTATGCTACAATAGAAGATGATATAGAATTTTTGCATTTAATCGTAGGATTAATATTAAAAGCATAGGGTGGATTTACAATGAAGAGTGAAATTATCGATAAAGAAACAGAAAAAGCAATGGTACGGTTTAATGAAATATGCAATGAATATTTGAAAAAATTCGGTGAAAATTCTCTTGAACGTATCATATTTCATGACCCGATGATATTAGATATTAATAATTTCAAAGAAGATACAAAAATGCTTGAGGATGCAATAAAAAATAATAAACCGTTAGAACAAATACCGAAAGAAATGTGGAAAAATATGATATTTTAAGAGGTAAAAGATATGAAGAAAAAATTTGTCGGTAACGGAATATTAAAATATTTGATATGTATTTTCGTACAGATGATAAGACTTTTTTAAATTACCCTTTAGTAGAACAAGAGGCAAAGGATATATTTGTATCTAATACACCACAAGAAGCCATAGACGCTTTCAATGAATGGAAAGTCTTAGCTAAAAAAGAGGCTGAAGAAGACGCAAAAATAGGGATTGTATTTTAAAATTAAAAGAGCCTAATACAACTTAATGTATTAGGCTGTTCATAATTATTTCCCACTTTTGTTTTTTGTTGGGTCAACTAATTCGTAATGCTGATTAGCTTTGGGTGTAGGTGGAAAAGGTTCATTTTTGACAACGGTTCTTTCCTTGCCTGTGCGACCACCACGAGGTCCGACAATTTCGTATTGACCAGAGCGAGAAGCTTTGTTTCCTGGTTTATTTGTCATAAATAACATATCCTTTCTTATTTAGATGTTTTTATTATATCACAGGAGGACTTTATGGAATATATATTTAACTTAGAACAACTGAAAGAAATATGTGCTTTTTGGCAAAATCAATTAAAGCTTAATAATTGGCGTATTGCGATAGGTATAGAACGAAAAACTGTATTCAATAATAGTCAATCTACAGGGGAAATTGATTATGTATTGCCTTTAGGACAAGCTATTATTAAAGTATTAGACCCATTAGACTATCCCAATTCACCTTTTAAACAAGATATGGAGATAACTTTGGTTCATGAACTTTTGCATTTATATTTTGCACCGTTTGCCCCATTAAATAATACTTTGGAGCATGATTTTATGGAGAATACAATAGAACAACTAGCTAATATTTTAGTGGCAATGAAAAGAATTACACAAATAAATCAATAAAAGAAGCACTTGCAGAAATGTGAGTGCTTTTCTTATGCTTAAATTTAGAAAGAAGGGATAATATGACACCTGCCGAAGCAGTAGCGGATATTACTGCCAAAATAAAAACAATCCGCGGCGATATTAAAATCGACGAGGCTGTACTTAGTATTTATGTTGAAAAACTTGTCAGCGACATACTTGATTACTGCCACAGGGACGATTTTCCGCGCGCTTTAACGTTCACCTGCGTGGATTTAATAAATAAACGTATTAGCGACGAACAGACGGCGGCGGAAGGAGCGGCACAGCTTAAAAGTATTGAAGCCGGTGATACTAAGTTTGAATTTAATGTGGCGGCGGCGATTTCTTCCGGTGTTTTAAATGACTTGGATTTTGACAGTATCAAGCCAAAATTGAATTTATATCGAAAGATTGCGGGGTTTTGCTCATGCCGATACCATCACAATTAAACAATCTGCTTAGTAAATATATGTATCATGACAATGTTACCGTCTGCCGTCAAACTAATACTATTGATGATGAAGGCGCAGATGATTATGCGGTGCAGGAAATTTACAGCGATATTCTCTGCAAATTGTATCAGAGCGGTAAACCTTTTACCGTGCAGAATACGGACAGACAGGTGGATATTATCACGGATTTAAAATTATTTCTGCCACCGCAATATGATGTTCTGCCTAACGATATTTTGAAAATATCCCGCAATGGGCAGGAATTTTTATTGAACGTTGTAAAATCGTTTAAGTACAAATCACATCAGGAAGTAACGGTAAAGCGAAAGGATGAAGCAAGATGAGTGTTGAAATTGAGGGTATTGACGATTTTATCGCTAAACTTGATAATGCTGTAAAAAAGATACCGAAAAAACGCAATGAATTTGTAAAAAAATCTGCTGAAAACCTTATTAAATATACAAAAGATTTAACTCCTGTTGATACCGGTAATTTGAAAAATAATTGGCAACGTACGCGCCCGTATATGGGCAGTATAAAAGTCTATAATAACACGGAATATGCCGCACATATGGAATATGGACACCGTGTAAAAGACCGTCAGGGTGAATGGGTAAAAGACGAAAACGGCAAAATAAAATTCGTTAAAGGTGCTTACATGCTTCATCAGGGCGTTGAGGAACTGCGGGATAATTTCGAGGAGGACGCCAAACTTATTATGGATGATATATTTAAATGATTAGACTGCTTGATATAAAAAAATCATTGGCGGCACTTTTAAAATCTAAATTTGACTATAAGGTTCATTTCGATAACGTGGAAAAATCGAGTGAGCCTTATTTTTATGTGGAAATGATGCCGCAGCATAAAACCGTTGATGAAATTTTAACGGATAAATCCATACAGATTGATATAATGCTGGTTCTAATTCCGGATGAGTACGGCCGAATAAAAAGGTCTGTTCTGTATGATACGGCTGATACCTTAGACGGTTTAATTAAACCTGTATTTCATATCAAAGACAGATATATTACCATTCTTGAAAGTCATACGCGATTTGTCGATGAGATACTACATTATGTTTTTTATCTTGATTTTGCGGATTGTTTAACCGATAAAGAAAGTTCTGCTATTATGTATGATTTAATGCAAACGCTAGAACTTAATTTGAAATAGGAGATGATTTTAATGGCTAACGAAAAAGAAGTATTCGGTATGCCGAAAGTACTTATAACTTTTAAAACAAAATCTACAACAGCAATTGCCCGTTCTGCCCGCGGTATCGTTGTAATGATTTTGAAAAACGAAACAACGGACGTTATGAAGCTCTATAAAATTTCCGATATCACAGATATTCCAAGCACGGGACTGACAGATAAAAATATTGATTTAATTAAAAAGTGTCTGCTCGGTACGCCACTGCGCATTTTGGTCTATACAATTCCAAATGATACAGTAGCAGAGTCAACAGTAAATCAGTCTTACGTACTTAAACAGATTAGCAATATTAAATGGAATTATATTTGCGCACCGACAGCTTCCGGCAGTGAACATGAAGATTTGGCCAGCTGGATTAAAACACAGCGCAACAATAATAAGAAAACATTTAAAGCTGTAGTTGCCAACACGGAAGCTGATGATAAAGGTGTTATTAATTTCTGTACTGGAAATATCAAAGTACCTAATCCCGATTATGTAGAAGGTGCTGCTGAAACGCCGGCAGCGATTATCGGCGAGGCATTAATCGGAGACAGCACTGTTGCAAGTAATGATACAGTTAAGCCATATACTATTTACACAGCAACAGAATATACGGCACGTATTGCCGGTATTTTAGCAGGGCTCAGTCTTGACAGAAGTGCAACGTATTATCAGCTTACGGAAGTTGAGAGCGTAGAAACGTATGAGGATATCGACAGTCTAATTGATAAAGGTCAGCTTCTTCTTGTTGATGAAGGCGAAGGTGACGGCGTTAAAATTGCCCGTGCTTGCAACAGCCTCACGACATTTACAACTGATGTAGGTCAGGATTTCCGTTTCATCAAAATAGTAGAAGCTATAGATATGATAACAGACGATATTCGCGATACATTTAAATCAGATTATGTCGGCAAAGTGATAAATGATTATAATCATAAAATGCTGTTTATTTCGGCTATAATGGTTTATTTTAGTGGCTTAAAAGGAAATGTACTGGATAATAGTCCTACGGCGCAAAATACTGTTGATATAGATGAGGAACAGCAGAAAAATTATGCAATATTGAAAGGTGAAGATGTCGCTAAAATGACAGTACAGCAAATCCGCGAATATAATACGGGAACTAATGTTTATTTAACAGGCCGTATTACGCCGGTTAACGCTATGGAAGATTTGACGATTGATTTCACTATGTAAAGGAGTGTTATAAATGGGAAGAGAAGCAGAAGCTGTAAAATACAGAGGACGTCGCCGCTGGAACGGTAGCTGGGGAAAAGTATGGTGGGACAATGAGCTTTTGTTTGAAATTCAGAAGTTTGAAGCAAAGGTAACCGCCGATCGTGAAGATGTATATATTTCCATTAGTAAAGATAGTAAAATTGTATCTTTAACCGGTGAACTTTCCTTTACGATTAAATCCGTTGTGAACAGAAATATTAATAAGTATCTTGAAGCATGGAAGCAGGGACTTGACCCGCGCGGCACCTTTATTGGTTTGATTGATGACCCAGATGCCGTGGATGGACAGAAAGAACGCTGTTCTATTGATAATGTCTGGTTTAATGACCTTATTTTGATGAGTTTTGAAAAAGGTAAAGTAGTGGAAAAAGAATTTACGGCAGGATTTACACCGGAAGACGCTTCTTTCATCGAAACTATCGGTGCGTAATTATTTTAGATTAAGGAGATTAATAAATGGCTATTAGTGTAAAAGAACTTATTGAACAGAAAGAAAAAATTGAAGGCAATAAAAAAATTTTGTATGATATCGAAACATCTATAGGCACAATTACCGTAAAACAGCCGGACGCAAGTTTCGTCGCTGATATTTTAAAATTGGATAACGTAAATGAACTTATGATTTTAGATAATGTTGTTGAGCCCAATTTAAAAGATAAAGATTTACAAAAAGCGTATAACTGTATAGAGCCGACGGATATTATCGGTAAGTTGTTTAAAGCCGGTGAAATAGGTAATATTGCAACAGCTATTATGAAATGTGCTGGATATGAAAGTCTTGAAGCCAAGGTGCATGAAGAAATAAAAAACTGATGGATGAGAACTGGGAAGCGGCAACAGCCGCTTTTTTGCTTCTCAAAGGTCATACATTAGAATATTTTTTTAACATGAGTTATTTGGATAAACTTTTTGCTTATACGGCAATGCGCAAACAGCAGGAAATTGAAGCTCAGAAAATAGAATTTGAAGCACAGCTTGCCGGTGTCAAGCTAGTTAGGAGGTAGTTAAATGGCTGATGATGCAAGACTTACAGCACGGCTGGAAGCAAAAGACAACATGACAGCGACTATAGTTAAGTCGAAAAAAGCACTGAAAGATTTACAAAGTCAGGCACAGGCTACCTCTAAAACTACAGATAGTATTGTTAAATCTTCGGCAAGAGCCGGTGAAGGTTTAAAAGAATTAGCACAAAACGCCGACAAAGCTAAAACGGCACTTGGAGGAATAAAAAACAGCTCTGTATCCGTATCTGTCCGGGATATGGTAACATCACCCTTAAGTTCCATAAAATCAGGACTTAGCAGTATCGCAGGCAAGTCTTATTCTGTAGGCATTCACGCTAAAGACAGTGCTACAGACACCATTTTAAAGGTTAAATCGGAATTATCCGGTATTATGGGCAAAACATATACGGCTATACTGAATGTAAAAGCTAATACCAACCCGATGAATTCTATGGGTAATACTTTAAATGAGTTCACAAACGGAATGCTTATGCCGACAAGTATACAAATGGCAGGTGCCGCCGGTATCGGTTATGGTGTGTACGATACCATAAAAACAAGTATGGATTTTGATGCTCAGTTATCTGCTATTAAATCACTTACGCCAAAAGAAGGTTTAGACGGTATGAGCCGCGATGATGTTATGGCACAGGTAAGAGCACGTGCAAAAGAACTCGGGCAGGCTACGGCATTTGGCAATAAGGAAGTAGCACAGGGAATGACTGAGCTTATAAAAGCCGGTATTTCTTTAAAAGATGTATTGGGCGATGCTAGTGAGGCGGCTTTAAACTTGGCCACGGCCGGTGATTTGGCACTGCCGGAAGCGGCGGAGATAATGAGTACAGCAATGAATACATTCGGCGTTAAGGACGCAACTCATGCCGCAAATATTTTAGCCGGTGCGGCGAATGCTTCCGCAACGAGCGTTCATGAAATGAAGTATTCCCTTTCCGCTGTCGGTATCGTAGCCAAAAAAGCCGGTATGGATTTTGATGAGGTAAATACAGCTCTTGCGCTTATGGCTTCCCGTGGGCTTAAAGGCTCAGATGCCGGTACAAGTTTAAAATCCATGTTACAGCAGATTGAACCTGCAACAAAACCGGCAGTAGCAGCATTTGAAAAGCTGGGTTTATTAAAAGATGGCAAAAATCAGTTTTATAATGAAAAAGGTCAACTTCGTTCTTTAGGTGAAATAGCAGATATTCTGCACGAAAGTACGCAGGGACTTACAGAGCAGGAATTAAATTCACTTTATAAAGATGCTTTTGGTTCTGACGGTATTCGTGCCGCTCAGGTACTTGGTGAATTTACAAGTCAATCCGTTAAAGATATGTACGATGAAATGACGAAAGTTACAGTCCAAGAACAGGCTGAAACTATGTTGGATAACTTAAAAGGTGATATTGAACAGCTCGGCGGCGCGTGGGAGAATTTTCAAGATACACTTATGGAAGGCTCAGCAACAGGCGGGCTAAGAAGTCTTGTTAAGGAAATCACTGAACTTGTTTTAGATGCTAACAAATTATTTGAAAACGGTTTTACATTCTGGGGAACATTCGACCTTGTAACAAAACCATTCAGAGACGCATTTTCAAAGATGATACAGATGGACGGCATGGGTTCAGTTGCCGCCGGTGCAGGTTTGTTTATCGGACTTATTGCCGGAGCAAAGAAATTTTATAATATCGTTGCTAAATCCGTACAAAGTGTTAAAAATCTGATTGATATTGCCAAAGGTATTCCTAAAGATTTGCCGGGTTCAGTACCTAATAATCTGCCGACGAATCTCCCTGGACAGACTGTAAAAGATGTTATTCTAAATGCCCAAAATGTTTACGTAAACGGTAAAAATCAACCGGGTGAAACGCCGCCGATAGTACCAAATGAGCCCAGTGCGCCACCTACGGATAAACCGAAAACCCCGCCTGCAAAACCTACTATCTGGAGTAATACAAAAGATGCAATAAAAACAGGCTGGAATTATGGCGGTGGTATAAATAAAGCCAATATTGCCCTTACCGTTCCTTTTGCCGCGTATGATATATACAGTGCCGACGAGGGAGAAAAAGGCGCTGCCGTTGCACGAGCCGGTGGAGGTCTTGCAGGCGGCTGGGCAGGTGCAAAACTTGGCGGAGCAACAGGTGCTGCAATCGGTTCCGTTCTCCCTGGTATCGGTACGGGAGCCGGTGCAATTATCGGCGGTGCTATTGGTGGTATTGGCGGCAGTATTTTAGGCAGTCAATTTGCCGACAGTATTTCAAGACTTTTCGATTTTTCTGCGGATAACAATATTATAAAGCGCATCAATGACAGTTCATGGGGACAAGCTCAAAACATGTCAGCTGCAACAAATATGAATATATCGCAAATGCAGTATGACGGAGTAAGTACTTCATTTAATAATATTGCAGAACAAAGCGGACAGGCTCAACTGCAATTCGCTCAGGCGCAAATGAACAGCCAGCAACAAATGTATTCAGGTTTTCGAGATTTTGTTTCCGGTATTTGGGGTGAAATCACTGACAATGTTAACATTGCCGGACAAATGCAACTTGAAAGTAATCAAATACAGGTTGAAGGGCAAAAACAGGCGTTTTCAGGGCTTAAAGACTTTGCAACGGAAATCTGGAACGGTATTACCGATACAACTAATACGGCAGGGCAGATGCAGGTACAAAATGCACAAATACAGACACAGGCAAATATAGAAATGTGGAACAGCATTTGGCAGTCTGCCGCAAATGCATGGGAAAATATTCAAAGTAAGTGGAGCGAAGCCGTAAGCTGGTTCACCGGCAATATATATAATCCGTTGGAAAATTTGGCGCAAAGTGCAGGTGCAGGAATTGCCGCCGGTATAAACAGTGCAATTGCCACTATACAAAGTGCATGGGCAGGCGTGGTAAATTGGTTTGAATCAAATGTTTTCGGACCAATTAGGCAGAAATACATTGAACTTAAAAATTCCGCTCCGTCTCCTGTTCAGAGTGTGCTCAGTTTCGTTGACGGCGGTATAGGAAAAAACGCTACGGGTACAATGAACTGGACGGGCGGTCTTACCGAGATAAATGAACAGGGCGGCGAAATTGTTGACCTCCCGACCGGTAGCCGCATATATCCGGCACAGACAACGGAACGTATTATTCAGCGTGAACTTGCCGAAAATACATCTAATGCGGGCGGCGGCAATGTAACAATTACCGGCAATACTTTTATTGTACGCAATGAACAGGATATTGATGAAATCGCCTACCGTCTTGTGTCTATCATGCGGCAGGTAAATGCAAACTTTGGAGGTGCATATTAATGAGCCTTGACAGTTTTATGAATAAAGCCTACAGCGTAGTAAATTTATTATCTTTGGCATTAGGGAATGAAACTGCTGCCAAACGGCAAATAATATTAAGTTCAGACAATGAAAAATTCACTATTCCTGTTACTCCCCGCAGTTACGAAATAAAAACAGCACAAAATAATGAAACAATAGATATCCTTGATTTCGGTGAAGCTATGCTATTTGGCAATGCAAAACTTAAACGGCTTAGTTTTTCCGGCTTTTTCCCGCATCCGAAACATGATTATCCGTTTATCGTGGGAGATGTTAAAAATCCGATTGAATGCGTGGAACTACTCACAAAGTGGAAAGAAGCTAAAAAGCCGATAAGGGTAATAATAACCGACAGCCCCGTAAATTTGATGATGGGGCTTCGGGAATTCACCTACCGTGAACAGGACGGCACAAGGGATATTTATTACAAATTATCTTTTATTGAATATAAAGAGCTTAATACACCAAGTGCTAATAATGAAAAACAAATAGACGAAGCCACAGGCTTGAAAAAACGAACTGATGAGCCTGAAAATCCAGAAAGTTGGGTAGATAAAGCTGATGATATTTTAGATGCTTCAAAAAAAGTCTATGGTGATTACAGTCATTGGCGAAATATTGTGCAGTCTAATGACTTAAAAAATTTAGCTATAAACAATGTAACAAAATTAAATTTGAGGAAGAATCTAAAATGAAAATATTTTATAAAGGTAAGGATATTTCTACATTAGTGAAAAAAGTTACATGGAGCGGTTCACGACTTCAGGTGGCAAGAAAATTAGTATTTGATTATGTACAAGATGACAGAGACCCTAATATTCCAGTGTTAACAATAAATAATGGAGAAACTATTTTTGGATATGACGAAGAAAACAATATTGTCTTTCGAGGTAATGTTTTTGATGTAGAGAAAAATAGACAAAATTCCAATGTACGAATTACTACTTTTGATAATTTGTTTATTTTAAGTAAATCTAAAGCAACTAAAAAATTTGTGAATATAACAGCTGAAGATATTACAACAGTAATATGTAAGGAACTGGGTATAAAAGTTGGTAATTTAGTAAAAACAGGTATTCCTGTAAGTTTTATTGCGGACCGTAAAACAGGATATCAAATAATTATGATGGCTTATACGGAGGCAAGTAAAAAAACAGGTGAAAAATATCACCCTGTTATGAATAATGATCAGTTGGATGTTATATTAAAAGGCACATTAATTGAAGGTTATATTGCTGATAGTAGTAGTAATATGACTCAAAGTACTTATAAAGAAAGTATCGAGAATATGGTAAATCAAGTGATGATTACGGACCAACAAGGAAATATGATAGGATATAAACGTAATGATGAATGGATCAATAAGTATTCTATGATACAAGATGTTTATAAAACTGACCCAAATAAAGATACTAATAAAGAAGTTGAAGCAATGCTTAGAGGACTTACTCGTAGTGGAAGTTTAACATTAATTGGAGATTATCGGGTAAAGTCTTCATACTCCATAGAAATAAGAGATAGTTTAAACGCTGGTAAATTTTGGGTAAAAAGTGATGTGCATACTTTCCAGAATGGAAATCATATTATGAAAATCGAGCTTGAATTTGAAAATATGATGAATGAAGAACAAGCTCCGCAAGAAAAAACTAAAAAGTAGGTGATTTAATGGCACAAATTCCTAGTGCAGAGTCAAGTGTTGAAAAAATAGTTGATATAATGCATAGCGTTGCACAATCTTATGTTCCACGCAGTGCTTTTATAGGTATTGTAAAAAAACCTCCACCTAATTTTGTTATTAAAGCAAATAATATTGAGTTAACACCTGAAAATGCGTATATTTCAAAACGGCTTCTTGTAGGCTATGAACGAACGGCACGAGGACATTTAGTTTCCGCAACACAGAATAAATCAGGCGGTAGCGGCGACAATTCATATGAAAGCCATAATCACAGCATAGATAATGACTACACTGAAAATTTCATCTATACCGATACGTTGAAAGTCGGCGACTGGGTTAGTATCCTGCCGTGCGAAGGGGCGGAAGGACAGCTTTATATCATAAACGAAGAGGTGGTAAAACTTGAGTGAAGAATTTCCATTTACCGGCACAAATACAGTTACTGTAGAAGAAGATTTACCACTATACAAAGAATACGCATGGAATTTCGACACGGACAAGTTCATCTATGATAATGCCGGTAATCACGTGTTAGTTGAAGGAAATGAAGCTATAAAAGTCTGGATTTATAAGGCGTTAAAGACCGAACGTTTCAGATACACGGCGTATAGCTGGCAGTACGGTATCGAGCTTAAAAAGTTTATCGGCAAAGTCATGACGGTCGGCGAGCGGATTTCCGAATTTAAACGAGCCATAATTGAATGTTTAATGGTAAATCCGTATATAAAGTCTATTAATTCTATTAATATAACGCGCGACAAGACAAATATTGATTGTGAAATTGATTTAACTACGGTTTACGGGGAGCTGGTGATTAATGTATAAGGCAAGAGAACAAAAAGACATATTGCAGGAAATGATTAATAGTTCCAAAGCAAAAACAGGATTGTTCGAAGGAACGTTCCAGTATGACGCACTTGCCAGCAACTCGATCGAATTTGCCAAAGTCGAGGTTGAACTTGAGGAACTAAACAAAGTTGCTTTTGCAGATACTTCATACGGCGAATATCTGACCATGATAGCTAAACAATACGGTGTTATCCGAAAGGAAGCCACCAAAGCTATAGGTGTTTTGACTGTAAAGGGCACCGGCATGATTTACGCAGGTGCTACTTTTGCAACGGAAAGCGGCATCCAGTTTGTAGCTATCGAAAACACGGAAATAAAAGAAAACGGGCAAATAAATATTGAAGCTGTAACTGCCGGAGTTATCGGCAATGTAGATGCTGAAACTATAAATGTTATTTCCATGTCTATTCCCGGTATAAACAGTGTGATAAATTCCGAACCGACAATGGGCGGTTATGACGAAGAAACGGATACTGAATTACTCGACAGGTATTTGTTTAAAGTCAGAAATCCAGCGACAAGCGGCAATAAAAATAATTATGAACTTTGGGCACGCGAGATTGAAGGCGTAGGTGGTGCAAGATGTATTCCTCTTTGGAATGGCAACGGTACAGTCAAGGTGGTTATAATTGACGCAAATCTGAACGTTGCTGATGAAACACTGCTAAATAAAGTCCGTGCCTACCTTGAAGAAGAAAAACCGATCGGCGCAGATTTAACCGTAGTATCAGCAACTGCCGTGAATGTAAAAATAGCAGCCAATATTTACGGCAGCGTAAATAAGGATGAATTCAAAGAAAAGGTTGATACGTATTTTAAAGAAATAGGCTTTAATCGTGGTTACGTATCCATTGCTCATATCGGCAAAACACTTTTAGAGTGCAGTGGCGTTATTGACTATGACAGTCTGACTTTAAACGGTGAGGCAAAAAACATACCTCTCACTGAAGAACAGTTACCAATTTTAGAAAATGAGGTGGATTTTAATGTTATTTCTACTTAGACGAACACCTGTAAAAACATTGAAGCATCTGCCGAAATTTCTGCCGATTGATGATGACTTTAAAAACACAGAGTTAATCAGCGATGATGAGCATGAAAAGTTGAGACTTGCTGTATTGGATGTAAAAAATCAGCTTTTTGTTGAAACGGCAACATGGGGCCTTTCTGACTGGGAAAGAGTTCTTGGGATATCCGTAAAAGAAAATGCCGGCATAGAAGACAGACGTATACAGATACTCTTGAAACTGCAAGGTGCAAATACCGTATCTGAAACGTTCATGAACAATTTAATAAATATATTTTGTGAAAATAAATCCGGCTATATAATTCAGTATAATCCTGAATACTGGTTTGAATTATGTGTCAGCGGTGATGATGAAATAAAATGGAAGGAGTTATTAGACGCCGTAAATACATATAAACCAGCGCATTTGGGTTTTGCTATAGTAATCAGGATTATAAGTCAGATTTTAACAAGCCATAGAGCAAGTATTATCCAGTACATTAATGCCCACCATAATTTCTGGAATTTGGGCACGGCGGAAAATATGTACTGGGACGGCGTATGGTGCTGGGACGGCAGTATTGATTGGTCCGGTATAAAACCGGATGCAAAATATAAAGAAAGGCAGTCCCATGTTATAGATATTTTAACTAAAGTTAATTCTGCATATGCTTTTAAGATAGGACAAAGTGCAGATATAACGTACAAAATAACATCTAAGCACAGCCTTTTAACAAGCCATAAAGCAGGCAGTATTTATTATGTAGATATAGACTTAAAACAAAACATTGAACACAGGGCATTAAATACAGGTAAAATTAATGCTATGCAGAGCCGAACCACAGGGAACGCAAAAAACCTATGGGACGGCTCTTTTTGTTGGGACGGCAGCCACGCATGGGAGGGTGATTATACCCTGCAAAATGCACAAATGGAAAACCTATGCACCTGTTACAGCACGGATAAAAACGGAAACATGAAGAAAGGGAGTTTTGAAAAACTATGAGTAATACACAGAACATTAATCCGAAACAAACATTGGCAATAAACGGTGAACCGGCACCGCTGGCAGATTTTAATACAGATACCTTCTTGCAGTCCAATAAGAAAACTACGACTGATTACAGAGCGGCATTTGCACAAGCTATAGGAACAACAGGGAGAATAAGTAAAATTGTAAAAATGGCTTTTGGTATAGCAGGGGAAACAGACGAGCAAGGAAATCCTGCACCACCAACAGACAATGGTTCACTTAATAATGTTGTTTTAACTAAAGATATTACTTCTGTAACTTATCCGGTTGAAACTTCTGTTTGTTTTGAAGCAGAAATTGAAGCTGGTGAGTATACTGGTGCAATAAATGAAGTAGCTTTGATAGATGAAGAAGAACAAACTGCTGCTAAAATGCGACTCTTAACATCTAAAGGTGTAGATGCTGAAAGTGGAGCAATATTTAAATGGACTGTAGAGTTTTGAGGTGGTTAGATGAATAGTGAAGAATTAAAAAAAGAATTTGGGTTATTAATGCCAAGTGAGATAAATGGGTTTAAAAGACCAGATGAATCAATACCTAGTAGTAATGATTTCTTTTTAGAAATTCCGCAACTTATTTCAAAGGACCCAGTGCTTTATTCTACAATGAATTTGATTTTTAGTGTAATTTTATCTAATGATAAATTATTAAAGCAATGGCTTGATACATTGCAAAACGTAGTAAATGCTCAAGATTGGCGAGAGGTTACAGATAGTTTGAAAGGTTACATGACCCCAGAACTAAAGAAAAAATTAGATGGTATTGCAACAGGTGCAAACAACTATGTACACCCAGCAAATCACCCTGCCACCATGATTACTCAAGACGCGACACACAGATTTGTAACAGATACAGAAAAAACTACATGGAATGGCAAAGCAAGTACAGCAGTTGTATCCACTACTGCAAACGGTTTAGCTCCAAAGAGAGATGGCAACGCAAGCCATTTTTTAGCTGGAGATGGAACGTGGAAAACTGTAAGCTCTGTAGCAAATGCTACAACTGCTAGTAAATTAGGAACTTCTACAGTAGGAAGTGCTAGTAAACCTATATATCTTAATGCTGGAACAGCAACAGCTTGTAATATTGATTTATCTACGTTAGCACCAAAAGCAAGTCCTGCATTAACAGGAAGTCCTACAGCTCCTACACAAGGAACTTCTGATAATAGTACAAAAATAG